ATCATTTTTTACAGACAGTGGTTTTGGAACTCCTGCTACGGGTCATGCTGGTAGAGAATATGAAGTAACCTTTAGGGATACTGCAAATAATACTCTAACAATTCGTGAATTGGATAATCCCAATGGTGGAGGACTTGTCGCTACTCTTGCTGATAACTCCTTCATTCGCAGACGTTGGAAGTTCTACGATCTCTTTGATGCAGCGCCGGGAACGTCTGATTGGACAACTCAAGAAAGCCGTGGAACAGCTGACGAAATGCATATTGTAGTGTACGACACAACAGGTAAGATTTCTGGTTTTGCAGAACCCGTTGCTGGTCAACGGACACTTGCAGTTTTGGAAACATATGCTGCTTTGTCTAAAAATCCAAATGCAAAAACTTCTCAGGGTGGAACAAACTACTATGCTGAAGTTCTTTACACTCGTTCAGCTTTTGTTTACTGGATGGATCATCTTGGTGCTGGTACTAACTGGGGAACAGACCTTGATGCGTCAAATGCCGTTATTTTGAACGGAACCGATGCAACTGGATCAGATGAAGGTGATAACATCATTGATGAAACTGATGGAGAAAACATCATCTTGAATACAAATGCTGGTTCGTTTACTGCTGTAGACGCTCCAACACTTGACTCTCTTACAGGCGGTACAGACGATTATGCTGTGACAGCTGGTGAAAAGAGACTTGCATATGACTTGTTCGCAAATGCTGAACTCCATGACATTAACTTTGTTCTTGCTGGACCTGCTGTTACAGAATCAGGAAGTTCATTTGGTGTAGCCGGTGATGAGTTCGACACTCACGGTACAATGATTACTGATCTTGTTGAACTTCGTAAAGATTGCGTAGCGTTTATTTCTCCTGCTCGTCAGGCGGTTGTTAACGTTCAAAGTTCAAACACACAAACAACAAACGTCAAAAATTCTTTTGACACTCTACCGTCATCTTCTTATGTGGTGTATGACAGTGGATACAAGTACATGTATGACAAATACAATGATGTGTATCGTTATGTTCCGCTTAATGGTGATATTGCTGGTCTTTGTGCAAACACAGACAGAGTTGCTGATCCGTGGTTCTCGCCAGGTGGTTATAACCGTGGTAACATTCGTGGTGCAATTAAACTTGCATTTAATCCACAACAGGCAGAAAGAGATATTCTCTACAAGGCTCGGATCAACCCAGTAGTTGACTTCCCCGGCCAAGGCGTGGTTCTCTTTGGTGACAAAACTGCTCTCACAAAACCAAGTGCATTTGACCGCATTAACGTGCGCCGTTTGTTCCTTGTTCTTGAGAAGGCAATTGCTACTGCTGCTAAATTCCAACTCTTTGAGTTCAACGATGAGTTTACACGGGCACAGTTCCGTAATTTGGTTGAACCCTTCTTGCGGGATGTGCAGGGTCGTAGAGGTATTACTGATTTCCAAGTTGTTGCTGATGGCACAAACAACAGTGGCGAAGTCATTGACCGAAACGAATTTATTGCAGATATCTATATTAAACCAGCACGATCAATCAACTTCATTACGCTTAACTTTGTTGCGGTTCGCACAGGTGTTGAGTTCTCTGAAGTTGTTGGCAAATTTTAGGAGGTAACGTAAAATGGTTGGAACAATAGACGAATTTAGAGCCCAACTAATTGGTGGCGGTGCCAGAGCCAACCAATTTAAAGTTGAGATCAATAATCCTAGAAATGCTGGAAACCCCGGCATTGATTTGAGGAATGCAGCATTTCTGTGTAGTGCAACAACTCTGCCGGGAATGTCGGTTGAAGAAATTGAAGTTCCGTTCCGTGGAAGAACTATTCGGATTGCGGGCGACAGAGACTTTGCCGATCCTTGGACAGCTACATTCCTTAACGATACGGACTTTAGAATTCGTAATGGTATGGAAAGATGGCAGAATGCAATTAATGATTTGGCCAGTGGCCGAGGAGTTAATAATACATTAGACTACTGTGCTGATTTAACAGTATCTCAACTTGATAGAGATGATAAAGTTATTAAGGTATACAAGTTTGTCAATGCATGGCCACAGGCTATTGCAGCGATTGATTTGTCATCTGCATCTGCAACAGAAATTGAGAGTTTTGAAGTTACATTCAGATATCAACATTTCCTAGCTAGTGATGTTAATAGTGGCGGTGAATTTGCAGTTGAAGTCAGTCTCTCGATTTAATTGACTTTATAAACCTACTAAATAAAGGAGTAGGGAGATATGAGATATTATGGCTGAACTTTTCGGATTTACAATTAATCGTTCTAAAAAGGATACGGGTGGTGAGCAAGTTTTCACCACCCCAACTCCTGATGACGGCGCTATAGACGTTGCTGGAGGCGGTTTCTTTGGCCAAATTTTAGACACGGATGGGCGAGAGAAAACAGAACTAGACCTCATTCGTAGGTATAGAGATATTGCACAACAACCAGAGTGTGATAGCGCAATTGAAGATATCATCAATGAAGCAATTACTGCTGACCAAGTTTCCCAATCAGTTACGTTGAGAACTGATAGACTACCTTATTCAGATAAAATCAAAAGAGAAATGAGAAAAGAGTTCAATAAGATATTGTCTCTTTTGGAATTTGAGCAAAAAGGTCATGACATACTTAGACGTTGGTATGTTGATGGTCGTATTTTTTATCATAAGGTAATCGACACTAAAAATCCTAGAAAGGGTATTGTTGATTTAAGGTACATTGACTGTACTAAAATTAAGAAGGCTCGACAAGTTAAGAAAGATAAAGACGTTAAAACTGGCGTGGATATGATTACGAAGATTGATGAGTATTATATCTACAACGAAAAAGGTCTTTTCTCTGCTGGATACGGTGGAGCAAATCAAGGTTTAAAAATTGCAGCAGATTCTATTGCATATTGTCCGTCTGGTGTAATTGATCAGAATGGTGGAAAGGTTCTGTCTTATTTGCATAAGGCAATCAAACCTGTCAATCAGTTAAGGATGATTGAAGATGCAGTAGTTATCTATCGCATTTCAAGGGCCCCAGAACGTAGGATTTTCTACATTGATGTTGGTAATTTGCCTAAGGTGAAAGCGGAACAGTATCTAAAAGATGTTATGAACCGTTACCGTAACAAATTAGTTTATGATGCTAGCACTGGAGAAATCCGTGATGACCGTAATCATATGTCAATGTTGGAAGATTTTTGGTTACCTCGCCGTGAAGGTGGACGGGGAACAGAGATTACTACTCTCGCTGGTGGTTCAAATCTAGGAGAGATTGACGATATTGAATATTTCAGACAGAAACTATATCGCTCCCTTAACGTTCCTATCTCAAGACTTGAATCAGAAAATTCTTTTAGTCTTGGCCGGGCAAATGAAATCACACGGGATGAATTAAAGTTTACTAAGTTCATTCAGAAAATTAGAAAGAAATTTACACCACTCTTCACTGACCTTTTGAAGACGCAACTTATATTGAAAGGTGTTATCTCATTAGAAGATTGGGATACTATGAAAGAACACATTCAATATGACTTCTTGAAAGATGGTCACTTTGCAGAGTTGAAGGAAGCAGAGCTTCTTAATGATCGTATTCAAACACTCGATTCAATTCAATCATATATTGGAACATTCTTCAGTAAGGAATATGTCCTTAAACATGTATTACGAATGAATGATACAGAGGTTGATGAGATGAGAGATCAGATTGCTCGTGAAATGGAGATGGACCCAATGGATGGTGGTATAACTATCCCAGTTGGTGGCGATGGTGTTACTCGTTATCCAGAAGTTGGTGGAGCGCCTATTCCTGCTGATGATTATAGTAAGTTCTCAGGTGAAGAAGACCCAGAGGATGAGTTAAAGGCAGCACAAGCAGATCAAGCAAAATCAGATGCAAAGTTAAAAGATGCTGATGCAGCTGAAAAGAAAAACGGAAATGGAGATAAATAATGAGTAGAGAAATTGTAGACGCATTATCAAATGGCGATAATATTGGAGCAGAGAGTAACTTTAATGATGCATTGTCACAAAAAGTTGGTGATGCACTGGAAGTTCGCAGAAAAGAAATTGCAACCACATTTGTCAAAACAATGAGTGGAGAAAATGAAAAGAATTGAGGAAATCTATGAATCTACAGTTGTAGAGAAGGATGAACACAGGAAATCCAAATTGTATAAGAAGCTTTCGCCTAAGTTTAAAGACGCTGTAGACGATATTTTTACACAAATGGACGCTAAACCTTCAGATTTCCTAAATACTTTTGAGAAAACTATTTCTGATATCTCAAAGAAATATAGAGTTCCAGAGAAAGAACTTATGAGATATTTTGAAAAAGAAATGTTATCGATTTAAGGAGTTAGAGAATGGCCATTGTTACAAGAACACTCAGAGATACTGCCGTTAATGCACCCGGCGCTGGTGGAACAGTTACAATTAAAGTTGATATCGAAGATGATGCAGCTGCAAATACCGCTATTTTAGATGCAAGTGGATTAGATGGCCATGCGAACGGTGCAAAACTACACATCGCCAGACTTTGGTGGGCATTGACTCAAGGTAGTGCTGATGATGATACTGGCCATGTTGAAATTCAAGAAGTATCTTCTGGAACAGATATTGTTCAGATTAGACTTGCCGGAACTGGACACTATGATGGTTCTGCTGGCGTTATTCCTGGCACTGCGGCAAATACAACAGTAACTTCTGGTGACCATGAAATAACTACTTTTGGTACATCTGGGTTTGTTATAATCGAATTCAAAAAAGATGAAAACTATACTACATAGGGGATATGAGATGCAGACCGTAAAATTATTTTCAGAAGCCGTAGAAGAAGTAGAGTATATCACCGAAGCAAAAGAAGATGGTGGTAAGACCTACAAGATCAAAGGCATATTCATGCAGGCTGACGTTAAAAACCGTAACGGCCGTGTGTATCCTATGGAAGTGCTACAGAAAGAAGTTTCAAAGTATAATAAGAATTTTATCAGAGAGAGTCGTGCATTTGGTGAACTGGGCCATCCAGACGGGCCAACCGTCAATTTGGAAAGAGTGTCCCACATGATTACTTCTCTGACTCCTGATGGTAAAAATTTCATTGGTGAGGCAAAGATTATGGCCACACCGATGGGAGAAATTGTTAAGAACCTTATGGATGAGGGTGCCAAGTTAGGCGTTTCATCTAGGGGCATGGGAAGTTTGGATCAGAGGAATGGTGCAAACTATGTGAGAGATGATTTTTACCTAGCAACAGCTGCTGATATTGTAGCAGACCCTTCCGCACCCAACGCTTTTGTTGAGGGTATTATGGAGGGTAAAGAGTGGGTTTGGAACCAAGGCGCATTGGTCGAAGCTCATGTTGCAGAGTTAAAAACAAAGTTTGATGTTAAAAAGCGTCATAGACAGGCGAACGTTGAGGCGTTAGAGTTCGCTAAATTCCTCAAAATGTTATAAAGTATAAATAATATAATTGCAATAAAGGAGACATTCCATGTCCGAATTAGAAAAAACTATTGAGGAACTTGAAGCTGAGGTATTGGCAGAACTTGAAGAAGCCAGTCAGCCCGATGATTCGGGTGGGAAAGCTGATGGTCCGAAAAAAGTAAAAGATGGGGTCAATAAAGAAGAAGACCTTGGTGGTGCTACACCCGAAGCTAAGGTTGAGGCTGGTGCTGATGAAGATCGTGATGAAAAAGCGATTGGTAAGAAAGCAGCTGCTTCTGCTAAAGAAGTTGGTGGTGACGAGCAACAGAAATCTGAAGGTAAACCTCAGAAGATGGTTAAGGGCGCCGGTAAACCTGATGGTACACCAACCCCTAACAAATCACAGGCTATGGCCGCTGGGTACGAACCCGAAGGTGAAGAAGTTCTGGGAGAAGCAAAAATGACAAAAGCTCAAGCACTTGAGCAAATTGGTAAGATGAAGAAGTCAGACATTGAAGAAATGCTTGCTTCTCATTCATCCAAACTTGCTGAAGCTGATAATGCAAAGTCCGAAGAGGAACTTTCTAAACTTCAGGCCGAGAAAGAAGCTATCGAAGAGAAAATCAAGTCAATCAACGTCAAGGAAGATGTTGACGCACTGGTTGCTGGTGAAGACCTCTCCGAAGAGTTCAAAAACAAAGCAGCGACAATCTTTGAGGCCGCTGTTAAATCAAAAATCCGTAGTGAAGTTGTGCGAATGGAAGAAGACTATGCAGTTTCTCTTGAGGAAGCTACAGAGACACTTAAAGAAGAGTTGTCAGCTAAAGTTGATGACTATCTTGGTTACGTTGTCGAAGAGTGGATGAAAGAGAACGAACTGGCGGTTGAGCGTGGTCTAAAGGGTGAAATCGCAGAGGACTTTATCAGTGGTCTTAAACAGTTGTTTGAAGATCATTATATCGATGTTCCTGATGAAAAGTATGACGTTCTGGAAG